GCTGATGATGTTGAACTGCGAGCCGCCGCCCGGAATCAGAACGCAGGTCGCCTGGTAGCCGCCGGCGATGGGCGACCCGCCGATGTGGGTGGACGCGATGAGCGGGGCGGCCGATGCACTTGTGCCGGTATCTGCAGGAGCGGCAGGCACCCAACGACCGGAAGCCTCATCCCACGTCGCCACATCACCATCAGCCGGTGACGCGCCAACCGGCGACGCCGCCGCCAGCTGCTCCAACGCCTCCTGCGCCGTGATGAACGCGTCGGCATCGGCGTCGGAGATTCCGACGATCGGATGCCGCACCTCCACCTCATGCGCTGCAACCCGGTTGCGGAGCTCGTCGCGACTGTCACTCATCATGCGTCCTTCCGTCGAACCGCGTCCCACCAGCGGAACACGGCAACCACCACGCCGTCCTTGCGCGCCTTCAAACCCTCGTCGTCGAAGGTGATAGAGTCGACGTCAACGCTGTGCGTCTTGCCGCCCGAATCGATCTCGTAGACACCCGGATCGTTCATGCCTTCGAACATCACGGCAGGCCTCCAGTCGGATCGGGCAGGTTGAGGCCCTGGTCGTCGCGGATGCGCCGCACCTCGGCGATCACCTCCGGCTCGTCGAGATCGGGCTGTGCCATCCGCACACGCGTCTCGATCGACACGGCGTTCGCCCGCGCAAGCAGGTCGATTGTCTGTGCGAGCTCGCTCGGATCGTTGATCAACGAATCGGCGAAACCGAGGCGGGGACGCATCACCTGCGTGTCGGAATGGCCGAGCACCTCACGGTCGATGATCAGCATGATTTCGCCGACGTCGGCGACCGCCTGATCGAAGTAGCGCTCCTTGCGGCTCTTCGTCCGCAACGTGCGACCTTCCCGAACACGTAGAGCCGTACCCGATTCGGCGGCGCCTTCGATGTGCAGGCCGAATGTTTGCGGGCTGTAGCCGGCCGTCGTCACGATCCGATCGAACAAGGCGAGCGAGGTGGCGAGATGCGCTTCGTGGCGGATGATGAACTCGACTGGCGTGATGCCGGCGTTCGCCATGTGATTCGGGTCGATGTCGAGCGTCGTGAACACTTCACGATCACCGTCGAACGTCGCCCCCGCTCCACGTCCGGCACGGTCCATGAACTCGGACGGAACGACGATGCGGGCCTGCCCGACACGGATGTCGCGCAGCCACGACGTGAACGTTTCGTCGATCGCATCCATCAGCGTTTCGGAGCCGGATGTATCGGCTCGTCCGACCGGCCAGCGGCGATGCTTACGGTTGGGTAGCACGTTCGGCACGTACCGGACGGCGAGTCCATTGATGGCGGCGGGCAGCTGCACGACGTCTTCGAGCTCGGCGGTCGCGGCATCCGCGGTGAGCGGCACCTTCGCACCGAGCGTCGAGTCGTCGCCGACGTACAGCCCGTGCAGGATCACGCCCGACTCGTGTCGTTCGAGATGGCGGACGACGACGTTGTTGTCGTCGTGGAGCACCGTCCAGAATGTCACCGCGGTGAGCACCCCGAATCGGAACTCGGGGATGGAGCGGTCGGCGTGCACGATGTCGAGCATCGGGAAGTCGGCGACCTGCTGATCCCACACCGGGCGCAGATAGATGCCGCCGATGCCGGCGCACACCTCGGCGCCTTCGAGGAGGGCGGGGATGATGTCGTTGTCTTCGACGATCACGCCGAGCCGATCCTCGGCCGCCTTCGCCTCCGATGACGCGTTCGCCTGGTGCGCCTCCGGGATCGTGAGCGTGGGCGCTTCGCCGAACAGCAGGTCAGCGGACGCGGCGGCGACGTCGGCGGCGACCGGAACATGCAGACGCTTCGGCTTCGGCTTCGTCAGATCGAACCGGCGCCGTCCCCACAAGCGGATCTGATCGGTGGGCGACATCTGCCGTTCGGTCGACGTGTAGAAGTCGGCGAGCTTCTTCGGGTCGCCTCCGTACCAGACGGATGCTTCGTCGAGATCTTTCTGCAGCGGCGCCCATTCTTTGGGCGGCCATGGTGCGCGCGGGTTGCTGGGAAGCGGCATTCAGCGGCCTTCGCGGACAGAGAGCTCGGCGCGCACGAGGCCGGCGAGATAGCCGAGAATCTGGGTGACGTTCAGCGCCTTCATGCGGCGGCCGTGCTCATCCGTCGGCTTCCACCGTTCGGCTTGACTGAGGTTGTCCTGCGCAAGCCGGATGGGCGAGGGCGCGTCCACGGCGGCAAGGGTCGGCTCCGGCTACGAACCACCTCAGGCCGCCTCATCGTCTTCGATCGGCTGCGCCAACCAGTGCCGCCACACCTGCCGAAGCCCCATCACGCCGTAGCGTTCGGCGTCCGGGCCGTGATCGTTGACCTTCAATGGCCGGTCCTCGCCGCGCTCCTGCGCCTTCGGGTCCCACACATAGCTGGCCTTCTCGCCGATCAGGCCTGAGCATGATTCGTGGATTTTCAGCCGATCGGCGGCCAGCAGTGAGGCGACAGAACGGATGCCGTCGTCGACCGGGTTGTCGGCGCCACGCACACCTGACCAGCCGTCCGCCCACAACTGCGCGATGAACGACGCCGCCGACGGGTCGACGAGCATGCGATCAACTTCGAGGAGTTCGCCGGTCGCCGGATTCGTCAACCACGCACGCAGGGCGGCGGAGTATTGGGCATCGGTCAGCTGCCGGCGTTTCGCCTTCGAATCCCACCGCCACTCCCGCGCGACGTACAGGCGGTCGTCGACGCCGACGCCGATGAGCAGGGCGACGAACGGGTTCGTGGTGCCGTAGTCGATCGCCACGATCCGCCGCACGAACTTCGGCAGCTTCGTGACCACATGGAGTCCGGTGGGTCGCATGTCGAAGCCGTCGTAGATCGCGCCTTCGGCGAGCACCCACAGGCCGAGAACGAACCGCTGATACCAAAGCCCGGTGTACTCGAGCTTGATCGCCGCCACGTAGGCCGGATCGAGGGCCGGGTTGTCGTCGAGTTCGAAATGCCAGATGGCCATGCCGAGCAGCTGGGCCCGGTCGATGAAGTCTTTCTTCAGCCAGTGGTTCGGCGAGTCCGGGTTCGTGGTGGCGAACAGCCGCGCGCCTGGCACCGAGAGACGGGACAGAAGCATGCGCCAGAAGCCTTCGGGGATGATCGACGCCTCATCCACGTACGCCCCGACGAGCGTGATACCTCGGATTCGCGACTCAGCCTTCGCGTCGTTGGCGCCGACGACATGCACGAGGCGGCCGAGGATGATCGCTGTGTTCGCCCCTCGGGTGTGCTGCACGGCCGACATGCCGAGGTTGCCGAACAGCTCGCCCATCGGTTCGAGCACGTTGCGTTCGAGCGTGTCTTTCGTTTTGCCGACCATGAGCAGCGGTCCGGGCGGCGCGGTGGCGACGTACTCCAGCCAGCAGATGATGGAGGCGATCGTCTTCCCGGATCGCACGGAGCCGTGCCACAGGTTGATTCGGGCGGTGGCTTCGCGGATCGAGGTTTGCTGTTTCGGCGAGAGCGCTGGCGCGGCGCTCACTCGTCGTCGTGCATGTACTCGTGGGACAGTCGCATGAGGGCGCCGATCGCTGTCGTCTTGTCGATGTCGCCGTCGATTTTCGCCACGTAGAACTGTTGGCCCGACGGCTCGACATACCAGAGGATCGCGAGGCTCGCGACGGGCATCGACCCGTCTGGCAGATCGTCGAGCTCGATGAACCTGTCGACCATGTGTGGGTCGGGTCCGTCAGCGCTCAACGAGGACTGCCCGGCCACACGTTGACGTCGACCTGGACGAGCACATGCGTGAATCCCGGTTCATGCGCTTCGAGCTCGACGTAGCCGTGCTCCAGTAGCCACGCCATCTCCCGACGTGCGTGCTGCTGCTCCTCGGCGGTCGTTCTCATTGCGGATCGCGGATCGAGGACACCAGATCGATGATGAGCGCTACCGCCTCACCCGGCCCGGCTTCCGCCTTGCGGATGGCCAGCACCTTGTCGGTGCCGATCCCGATCGACGTCATGATCGACTGCTTCGCCCGGAAATCCGGCTCGTCGAGATCGTGCTCGTTGTAGGTGTTCTCTTTCCCGCCGAAGCTGTAGACGGTGCACGGCGCCCACAGCTGCTGACGCATCCGTTCGATGTCGTCGAGCAGATCTTCGGCCAGCTTTGCGAGTCGGGCCTGCGAGTCGGCTTGTTTCGCCGCGGTCGCCGCCCGGGTTTGGCCTCGCTCGAAGTGGAGGCCTTCCTCCGATGCAATCTTCGAGACGGTCGCCTGGTTGCGTCCGACTATGCGGGCGATTTCGTTGCAGCCGTGTTCGCCGGCCTCGATCAGCTCGACGATTCGTGCCCGTTCTTCCGGCGTGACTCGCGGTCGCTTGTCGACGGCCTCCTGGGTCGCCATGCGGTCATGGAATCGTCCGGCCACGAACCGCGCGGTGCGTCCATCGCCACGCCTTGACTCGCCATCCGGCGCGGGCAAGCGGTCCGGCCCATGCGAGGCGGACGGCGATGGCAAGAGCTACGACCGGGAGGAGGACGGCGAGCAGTCCGGTGGTGACGCCGAGCAGCCAGATGGCGGCGTGGACGCCGACGGCGAACGCGTTCACGAATCGTTCCTTTGCGAGATGACCCACCAGAACCAGAGGACGTTCACGATCGAGGCGCCGGCGCCGATACCGAGCAGGAACAGTTCCATCACTCAGGCCCGACACTCGTGTTCTGCGCTTTCGCGTCCTCGCCTGTCATGCGCGTACCTGTCAGGAGCGTTGTCCCAGGTAGACCACCCAAACGGGCTCTTGCGGCGGTCTCCGGTACGGCGTAGACCGG